ACCCCCACGGGCGTGGGGACAACGGTTGATGGCTTCCTTCTCGACCCACGGCATCTTGCCGAACATGGAATCGGTCGCCATGTGATGCGCGATCTGGAACTCGTTGCGCGCCAGGCGCAGAGCGTTGTAGGCCACCCCCTGGCCGGCGCAGGCCGCGCCGCTGTATAACCCGGTCATATCGCCGGCGGCGATGTCGCTCTTGGTGCGTTTGTACAGGCGGGTGCTGGTCCAGCGCGGGCATTCTGCGCCGGCGCCGAGAAATCGCTCCAATTCTTTGGCGACCTTCCAGGCGCTATTGCCATCGGCGATCCCCTGCGCCAGCGTCGCCGGAATGCCCGCCCACGACTGCTGATTGGGCTTCCAAAGCCGTTGGCTCAGCCGCAACCCATCCCCATACAACCGCCGGTTCGCCGCGTCCAACACGGCTTGCAACTGCGGGCGATACACCGCATCCAACTCCGGCTCGCCTGTCTGATCTTCATTTTGGATTTTAGATTTTGGATTTTGGATCCGCTCACCCGCCAGGCTTTCATTTTGGATTTTTGATTTTAGATTTTGGATCTGCTCCTCCGCTGACTCGCTGATCCGCTCATCCGCCCATTCACCATTCGTAATTCGCAATTCGCTGATTCGCTCACCCGTCGCCTCGCTCACCCGCCGATGCATCACCGCCATCCCGCCAACCGCCAGGCACCCGGCCTGCCAGCGTGCCGTCTCGAAGAGGCGCGCCCATCCCTCGTAGAAGGCCTTCCACGCCGCCAGCATATCCCGCTGCGCCAGTAAATTTCCCAGGCCGTCGAGCTTTCCATCCTCGCCGGCGTATTTCACCAGGATGCTGCGGAACTCCGCCGCCAGGTCTATCAGGCGCGCGTGCGTCTGCCCGATGAAATACAGGTGCAGCCGCATCAATCCGGCCTGCTGCGCTTCCAGCGCCAGGTCTCCCGGAATATCATTCAGCGTCTTCTTGGTCGCCATTGACCCTCGCTAACAATCGCTCCGCCGTGTTGGCGGTCGCGTCCGGTGTGCCTTCGGCGGCATCGCCTGCCGGCTTCAACAATTCGTCCAAATCTACGTCCGGCAAGAAGCGCTGCAGCAGCGACCACACGGACTCGTCGGGCATCCCCAACGCCCGCAGCCGCGCGCCGGCGTCCGCGATGTCGCGCAGGTCTGCCGGCTTCAACAGTCGTTTGGCCTTCCAGCGATATTCCACCGTCAGCGTCTCCGGCAGGATGCCGGCCAGCAGCCAGGCCAGCTCGAACAGGGGGCGCAGGATTTCCTTCTCTACCCACGGGCGCAGTTCTTCCAGCGCTTCGTCGTATTGTTCCTTCTGCTCCTGGAGCACGTCCCGGTTCAAATCCTGGCCGTAACCGAGCAGCGACATCGGCACCGGCGAGTCAATCCACCAGGTGCGGATGTGGTGCAGGATGTCCTCAATCTCGCCGAGCTTCGCATCTCCTTCAACCGTTTTGATCTCGGCCGTGCCGAAAAAGTCCTGGATGGCGGCCAGCGGCGAGTTCAGGATGTCAGCGTTAAGTACCTTGTATTCTTCAATCTGCGCCCCGGATGTGCCCTGCGGGAATTGATGGTTGTACTTCATCCCGGCGCGCGTCTTGCGCCGGGTCGCCACGTCCAGTTCACCTTCGGTGATGCGCTTCCACGCTCCGGTTGCGCTCTTGAACAGCGGGCGTCCGTAGCGCTGCCCCTCGTCGTGGCTCCAGCGCGCGTGGACGATTTGCCACTCCGCAAACCACAGCGCATCCGCCGGCGGTTTCCCGGTCTGGTACAGCGCGTCGCTCCACCAAAAGGCGCGGGTGGGGTCGTCGAATTTGTCCTGCTGATTTGAATTGCGGTACATTTCGAATGTTGGTTTGCGCGTCACCCCCACGATTTCCCGATCGGCGCTCACTTCCATTTCGAGGAACGAATCGCCGTCGCGCGCGCTCAACCTGATCCAATCGTCGAGCCGGCTCACCAGGTCGAGCCGGTCCATCAGCTCGGCGGCTATCCGATCCGCCTTGGCGCTCCCCGTCGTCACCGTCAGGCCCGCGCCCACCATATCGCGGGCCAGGGTGTGCAGCACCCCATCCGCGCGTGGGTCTTCCTCGTACATCCTGCGGCAGGTTTTGATGACCTCGCGCCGCGCCTGGTCTGCGCTGAGCCGCGACATATCCGCGCCGGCGCTCCCTTTGGGTTGCGGCGCTTCGGTCGCCGTCGTTTGGGTGGCGCGATTGCGGTCGCGCCACTGCTGCCACAATTGCGTGATCTGGCTGAGAATGCTCATCGCAGTAACCTCTGAATCATGGATTCGAGCCGCCCCAGGTTGCTCTCAATCGTGCTCATCACGATGGCGTATTTCCCGTTCAGCTCCAGGAACTTGCCGTAGAAGACCGTATGGCCTAACGAAATCACCAGGCGGTCGGCGCTGCCGGAGATCGTTGCTGTATCGGTTTTCAACGCCGCCGCTCCCGAACTGACCTGGCCGAACAGCGCCGGCATCCCTAACCCGTCCACAGCGAAGAACAGCCCGCTGCGGGCGTTGCCGGTGCGATCTTCCCACTTCGCGCCGCTGCGCGCGGCGTTCTGGAGCGAGGCTCCCCAGTTGGCTGCTACCGCGTAGAGGGCGATCATGACATCCTGGCCATACTTCTCGATCTTCCGCCCCAAATCGCTGGGTGGCTTGACCCAACGGAACTTCAGCGCGTTACTCACTGCGCCACCTCGGCCTCGGCCACCACCGCCGCGCGGCGGTTCGGCCTGACGATGACCACCTCGTACAGCATGCCGGCGCCGTCGTTGAAGCGGTCGCCGGGCTGCACGTTGCCGTTTGTCCCGAAAAGCACCACCACGCGCCCGCGGCTTTCTCGGACCTGCCCGTCTTGCTGCACGATGCCCTGGCCGCCCAATCGCGCGATGCGCACGCTCTGCGCCGCCAACGTCGTCCCACCGCGCCGGATGACGATGCTCTGCGCGTTGTCACCGCGCACCGCCGCCAGGTCTGCCGCCGCCTGCGTCCAATCCATCATCAGAACAACTCCCCGCTTTCAGCGTAACGCGCCCGGCTCCCGACAATCCCCACCACGCGCTGCACCTGTTCCAGGTATTGCGCTTCCAGCGAACTCGCCGCTGCATTCAGCTTCTCCGAGGGCGACGATTTCTTCACCCGTTCGTCGCCGACGGCATACTCGACGATCTCCCCGCTGCCGGTGGTGATCAGGCTGAACGCCTGTTTCCGTAGCGCCAACGCCTGCGCCTTAAGCAGCAGAATCGCGCAATCCTCGTTAGTCAAATAGGGGTAGGCATCGTCGTCATCCAGGACGTGGATAGCGGCATAACGGTAAGTGCGGGTGAGGGTGTAAGCCGGCGTAGGTGCGAAAGTGATCGTGCGCCCGTTGATCGTGTAGCGTTCGCTGAAGCCCGTGCTCGTGGGGACCAGGCCGCCCGCCGTATGAATCACGCCTTCCAGCGCCAGCATGGTGTCCATCTGAATCATGGCAATGAAATCGTTGGACAGATTGTATGTCGCCGTCCCGCTCACAATCGCCAAGTTGGCGATCAAGGTCATCGGGTTGCGTCGCGAGTAATCCGCCACGGCGTCCTTCACCGCTTGCTCGTACTGCGCGAGGGTCGGATGCCCGTCCCGCGCCGGGATGTCCGTCTGCAGGCGCGCCACCAGATCGGCCAAGGTTACGCTCATCGTAGTCCCCACTGATAGTTGATGACCGCCGAGGCTGCGGTCTCAATGAGCTTGACCGCCTGCGCCGTGCCCACCGCAATGATGTACGTTTGACCGGCGTAGAGTAGCAGCCCGGTCGTTGCGTCAGGAGCGGTCCCATCCAGCCGGATGCGCACGTTCTGCGTTTCCACACTGATCCACAGCGCGTTTGCTCCGGCAGGCGTGGTCAATGTCACCGCTGCGCTCAGCGTCGCGTTTCTAACGTGTGTCCCGACCGGCGTAAACGGCGCTTCGAGCGTCTCAACTTTGCTTTGTGGATTCATCGTCATCGCCCACCTCGGCCTTCCGCCCGCGCTTTGGCTTCGCGGAATTATCGGCCACCGGCGCCGGTTCGACCACATCCACGAACTGCTGCACTGGGCGATCCACCCACTCGAACCCTGCCGGATCGTTCTCTGTCAACGCTCGCGCCACGTCTTCGCTAACGGTGAGTTCCTCACCCACCTCGCGCCAGCGGTGCGCATATACCCTGGACTGTAATACCTTCAACGTAGCCATAACCACCTCCTGTGGTTCTTCCTGCCCCCTCCCGTGTGAGAGGGGGCAGGTCTGAAGTTAATCGTTTCGCAACATCACGTTGATGGTCGGCGTCACCGTCGCGCTGTGCTCGATTTTGAACCGGAGGTACTTCCCGGCTAGAGGAACGCGCACGTAATCCGTGCCATCCGCGCTAAAGGTGAGTTGGTAGGTTGCCTCAGTCACCGCAGAGTTCATCGAGGTGGTCGTGGTCGCCGTGGTCAATCCGGTGCTGGTGACAACGGAGGTGGTGCTTGCCTGTGTGTCCGCTACATAGGTGTAGGTCGCGTCCGTCCAGTTGCTCTGATCAATACTGAACTGTGGGGTGATGGTGAGGTACGAAGAGGGGGTGATGTCGGCAGTCACGAAGATGTCCGCGCTGTGATACAACCAGGCCAAACTGATGTCACTGCCATACACGTATTTCGGCGCGTTGGTGTACGTCACCGTCGAACCGGCGACCACCGTGCCGTTCCAGAACGTGTTCGGCCCCTTGATGCCCGCCACCGTACCCGGCAATGGCTCGCCAGGCTGATCCGCCACAACACTGCCGGCTAAACCTAACACCAGCGCCACAACGCATA